TACCATAATCTAGGTGCTAAAGAATCCTTTGAAGAAATTATTGATAAGAAATTATATAGAAAAAATGTTTACACAGACTTTCAATTCTGTAAAGACCATAACATTAACTATTGGAATGCTAAAATGCGTCACAACTATGCAGTAATTCGTAAAGACTGTAACAAATCTTTTAAAGACTTTTGTAAAGATATTTATCATCTGCCCCCTTCGGGGATTGTAACAGCAAATTCTTAAGTTGTCAAGTAAAAATGGAGGAAACATGTGTCAAATTACATAGATTTTCATAGAGACTGTCCTAACTGTGGTAGTCATGATGCTTTAACAGTCTTTGCAGATGGTGGTGCAAAATGTTTCAGCTGTGGTTGGTCTTGGAAAGATTTTTATCATAAACATGAAAAAGAAAGGAAGAGTGATATAGAAATTATGAAAGAAATTGTAGAAGATGCTGGTAGAATTCCTGCTTCAGGCATACCTGATAGATTTTTAACAGCTGAAACATGTAAATTCTTTGGTGTAAAAGTTATTGTCAGAGATGGTGGCATTGCTCAACACATTTACCCATACTATGACCACAATGGTGACGTTGTAGCACAAAAAATCAGGACTGTAGAGGGTAAACAATTCAACTGGAGAGGTAATGCTACACGTGCACAGTTCTTTGGTCAGAATTTATTCCCTGCTAAAGGTCGTTATGTGACTATAACAGAGGGTGAGATAGATGCTATGTCAGTATGGCAAATGTCTGGTGGAAAGTCTGCTGTAGTATCGTTAAAAGGTGGTGCGGAGTCTGCTCTCAAAGAAGTTAAAGCACAGTATCAATACTTAGACAGCTTTGAAAACATTATCATATGCTTTGATGGAGATGCACCAGGAATTAAAGCTGCTAAAAGGGTTGCAGAGATATTGCCACCAAAGAAGGTAAAGATTGTCAAGCTAACTAAGGAGTTAAAAGATGCTAACGAGTTCTTAAAAGCTGGTAAGAGTGCTGACTTCAACAACCTGTGGTGGAAAGCTGAAGAATATAGACCAGATGATATCGTTAACTATTCAGATTTGTGGGAACGTGTTAAAGATTTTAGCAAGTCTCGTACATATTTACCAACACCGTGGGAAGGACTGAACGAAAAGATATGTGGCTTTAGAGAAACTCAATTAATAACTATTGCAGCTGGTACAGGTATGGGTAAGTCTGCTTTCCTTCGCACCATTATGAATCATTATCTTAAAACAACTGATTTAAAGATTGGTGCAATGTTTTTAGAAGAGGTAGCAGAAGATACAGTTGTATCAATGATGTCACTAGAGGCTGGATTGAACTTACGCAGACCTGAAATATGGAAGGAACAATCTGAAGCAGACCTGAAGAAATGGTTCACAGAGTCTGGTGCAAATAGACGTATAGAACTTTATGATGGTTTTGACTTCGATGATATCGACCTGTTAATGGAGAAGATAAGGTATTTAAACAGGGCCAGAGACTGTAAAATAATTATCTTAGACCACTTAACAATGGTTGTTGACGATGCTGAGAACAGTACTCAAGCATTGAACAAGCTTGTTGCAGACCTGAAGAAGATTGCAGTAGAGCTTGGTATAATTATTATCACAGCGTGTCACTTACGTAAGGCACAGAATGCAGCTAAACAAACTGAAGAAGGTGGTAGAGTTACACTAGATGACTTGAAACAATCTTCATCAGTTAAACAGTTGTCAGATATTGTGATAGGGTTGGAAAGAAATGGTCAGTCTGATAACCCTGTTGAAGCTAACACAACTAAGATAAGAGTGTTGAAAGACCGTGACTTTGGTAGTAAAGGTGTAGCAGCTGCTGCAATTTATGAGAAAGAAACAACACGACTTATTGAAGTATCTTTGGAGAGTCTTGATGAAATTGACGATTAAGATTATTAGTCCAGATTGTTTTCAGATTCTTGAACAATTTACAGGACAGAGTGGTTGGGTTGACGAAAGCATATATGAAGATGATGAGTTCGCAGTCTTTCAAAGACGTTATCCAGACTATGAAAAGAATAGCGTAGACGCTGCTTCAAATATGAATGACCTTAAAAACATTTTATATATTCGTGGTATGCAGAGAGACGATGATTTAAGGCAGGTTATTTGTGGTAATGATTTGTTGTTTATTATTAACAAGTTGAAGAAAGCTTTTAGTGATTTTAAAGTTGTTGGCGTTGATAAATTTATTTTGAAAGGAGATTAAGATGTATACAATTTCTTTATATGCTAGTCATTTGGAAGTAAACAGAGATGCAGATGATGAGAAGTATCTGAGAAACATTCCTTTTGACATTAATATAGATGGTACATATTATAGAATAAGAGACTATGGTTTAACCAGATACCTTGATGGTGCTAATGTTTATTATTATATAGGTAGAAGTGCTTACAACGCTTGTTGGGAAAAGTTTAATAGAAGACTTGATGTGTTTTCAAAAGTTGTAAAGCTCTTTAACAAATATAACATTCCTTATAAAGTTGATATACCTTCACAAATAAATATTACAAATAAGAAAGGAGCTGTATATGCGTATTTGCTGTGATATTGAGGCCAATGGTTTAACACCTGATAAAATATGGTGCTGTGTTTGTAAAGATATTGACACAGGTGAGTTTACAATTTTTAGAGATGGAGATGCAGAGAAATGTAAAAAGTTTTTTGATAATTGTAGTAAAATCATTGGTCACAATTTCATAGGATATGATGCAATATGGTTGAATAAGTTGTGGCATACTGGTATAAAGATTGATAAGATAGTTGACACACTTGTTCTCAGTCGTTTAGGTAATAGCTTCAGAGCTGGACACAGCTTGAGAGAATGGGGAGAGTTTCTTAAATGTTATAAAGACCATCACGATGACTGGTCACAGTGGTCACAAGAGATGGAAGATTATTGTAAACAAGATGTAGAAGTTACACACAAAGTTTATAACTATTTGAAAAAAGAATTAAGAGGATGTACAAAAGATGCTGTAGTGTTGGAGCACTGGTCACAGGCTGTATTGGAACAGCAAAGAATTTATGGGTTCTTACTAGACCATGACTTAGCTACTCAAACAAAGGCAGCAATTGATAAAGAGTATTTTGAAATCATTGCAAAGTTGCAAGAGCTGTTTCCACCTCGTAAAGTTGTTGTTGAAGAATGGGTGGCAAAGCGTAACAAACAAGGAGAGATTAATGCAGTCAGTGAAAGAATTATTAAATCTGGTATGGTTGAGCATATTAGTGGGGACCGTTATAACCGTATCGAATATAGAGAGTTTTGTATCGATAGTCCAAAAGAGATTGTTGAAAGGCTTAAAGGGTATTGGGAACCGTATATTATGACACCAGGTGGACAGCCTAAGGTATGTGAAGAAAACTTGAACACGCTTAGAGAAGATGCACCACCAGAGCTACAGTTGATAAAGAGATGTAAGGTTTTAAAGTCTCGTTCTACACTGATACAATCTTACTTCGATGCTTGTGGAGAGGATGGTAGAGTTCATGGACAGGTGATTTCAATTGGTGCAGGTACTCACAGAATGGCACACAGGAATCCTAACACTGGTAACATTCCTTCTAAAGGTATCTATGGTGCAGTATGTAGACAGATGTTTACAGTTGCTAAAGGACGTAAGCTAGTTGGTTGTGACGCTGCAAACATTCAGCTCAGAGTGTTAGCACACTATTTAAATGACCAAGAACTTATTTATCAGATTGTTCACAAGGATATGCACTATTACTTCTCACAGATTTATGGATTGAATCCACCTGATAAAGACTATGATGAAAGTAATCACGATATGGTAGCAGCTCGTAAGAAAGGTAAGACTGCAACATTTGCTATCATCATGGGTGCAGGTGTAAAGAAGATTGGTATGGTGTTGGGAGACCCTAAGAAAGGTGAAGCAGCCTTTGAAGGATTGAAAAAGAACATTAAAGGTTGGAACAAGTTTAAGTTAGAGCTTGATATGAGAGCTAGAATAGGTTACTTTATAGGGCTTGATGGTCGTAAGATACCACTGAAGAATGCTCACTTCGGTATGTCTTCATATCTGCAAGCAGGTGAGGCAATCATTATGAAGAGAGCTATGGTAGAATCCTATAAAGAAATTAAATCGCTTGGACTAGATGCACACCAAGTTGCTATCGTGCATGATGAAATGCAATACGATTGTGACGAGTCTTGTGCAGAGCAAGTCGGGCAGATTTTAAGGAAGCACATCATTGAAGCAGGTGTCTATTACAAACTGAGATGTCCTCTTGATGGTGAATATATGATTGGCAACAACTGGTTGGAGACTCATTAACGAAGTTAATTCGTCAGCCTTCGGCTGGACTCACTAAGGAGAATGATAATGACAGATATAATATTTTCAATTGTATCAACATCTATATTGGTAATTTCTGTTTATGCTTTTTGTATGGGAGAACATATAACAGCGTTTTATTCTGCATTGTTTTATATTTGTGCAGTTATATGTTTTAAACAAGGAGACTTCTGATGAGATTTGAACAAGCACTTTATTTATTGGCAGAAGATTGGAAGATAGTAGATGATGGAGTTCAGTAAAATATTATATAACAAATTTCTTTACATAGAGCTGTACAGATATAAAGACAGCTATGTCACAGGTGTCAGTTTTAGTATGAGACCTTGGGAAATTTCT